GTACGAGATAATTTTTTTACTGGATGAGAAGGATGTGTGATGTACATAACATCAGCACTTTGTGCAAATTTAATATCAAATAGTTCTGCTGTTAAATATGGAGTTGATATTTCAAAAGCTGAACCACCATCTAAAACTTGACCTTTATCTTTGTACACTCTCATATACTGATTACCAAATTCAAGCATATAAGTTTGTGTTGTTGAAAATTCAAAAGGTATTAATCTTGTTTTAGCACTACTTGTTTTTACTTCAGCTATAAATGTAGAACCTGGTCTACGAGCTGCTGACCCATGTGGATAAACAACTAAATTTTCTAATGTTGAGCAACTTGATGAGTATTTAGTTAGATCAGTTCTACCATCTAATCTTGGTGATAGTTCACCACCTGTAAAGTTTGTAAGTTCAACAGCAACCCTAGCCATTTATTAAAACCTTGAGTTTATAAAGCTACTTGCATCTATTTGATCTGACATACCTAGGTCTTGATCTATATTCTGACCTTCAGTTGAATCTACAAATCTAGCATCTTTTAATTTATCTTGAAATAAATTATACATGTTAGTTGCTGTTTGATTGTTAGATGTAACTGCAAAAGCTATGTCAGCACCTAAAGCAGCAGATAAAGTTTCTCTTAATGATTCATCATATTCATTGGGATCTGTAATTCTTGCAATATATAATATTTTCATACTAGATGTATTGCTTAATACTTTTCTACCTTCTACTTTGTAGTTTGAATCAAAATCTAATATTCTAAGCAATCTTAAACAATCTGCTGGTAGTGTATATGCAAACTTAAAACCCCATGCAGGAGCTGTAGTGTCTGCTGCTAATTCAACTCTTTTTTGTAAGCAGTTCCAAGGATGTGATCTAAATACTGCATCTCTTACTTGATTAAATCTTTGGTTGCAAAGTCTTGCATTTTTAGAATCTTCTGTAAGTGAAAGGATTGTTGTAGCTCCTAATTGATTTAATGCTCCATTACAAATTTCTACTACTGATGCCATATCACTTCCTTATAATATACTTTCGCCTTATGTGTCTATCTTTTTCTAAAGCAAAAATTTCTTCTTCTGTTCTTTCTTCTTTGGTATCAAAGCCATAATGATATTTAGGACCATGTTTAAATCTGTCTACCAAAACATATCTGTACACATAATTACTTTTTTTAAAGTGTAGTACAGGTTTTAATTCTTTAATATTTTTCATAAAAAGGTGGGGATTTCTCCCCACCTAATATCTATTTATTAGTCAACAGTATATTCAATAACAAAACTTAAATCACCAGCAGTATCACCAGCTGCATCAAAAGTTAATGCAACGTAGTAGTACCCACCAGGATCAGAAGATTGTCCAGCATCTTCCCAGACTTTCTGTCCGCATTTGTTAATGTCTCTAGCTTCAAACGCTACTTCAGTTCCTGTAGTTACCGCACCTCTAAGGTCAGTAATTGCAGAAGCATAAGCGTCATCATCTACAGCAGCAATCGCTGTTGTGTATAAACCAACGTCTGTTGTGTTAGTAGTTCCAGAATCTAAATCGTCATTAAACAATTTGATTGAGGATACACTAGCATTAGTTGGTACAGGTGCTAACATAACTGTATCACCTGCTGATAAGTCTCCAGCTGCCAAAGCAATAGTTCCTTGAGCAATTCTTTTTACGCCATGCAATTGCTGGGAATCATTCTTGACTGAAGGAGTTGCAACAAAATTTGTTACAATATCTGTATTAACATTCGCCATATAATCCTCCTATTACGATTCTGTTGCTTGTACTTCAACAACTTTCGCTTCTTCCATACGAGTAGCACCAATGCTCATGCAGTAGTAAACTTGAGTAGCATACGATTTGTCTGCTCTCTCATCTATTCTAGCTTGAACATCTTTACCAACCGCAAGAGCAATACCATCTTGTGCAAAAGCAATGCACGATCTAGTAGTGCCAGATAGCGATAGTCTGTTTGATACAATAAAGTTAAAACCAAGGAACGAGTTGATTTCACCATTAGCCAATGCTTTGACTGTGTTGAAGTCTGAACTTGTAACCTCAGTTGTTCCTAAAAGATCAGTAATCTGCTTTGGAGATACTATGATGTGTCTTGGTATAGATGGATCTACACTACCTAAATCAAGAGTTTCTTTTGCAGTTCTTAATTTAGCAATAGTTAAACCAGCAGAACCATGTGCGATTGAGTTCGCATTAGCTGTGCTTGTTGATCCTGTCTCACCAGTAAACGCAGTACCTAGTGCAGCAGAAATGATCACGTCATCCATAGCTCTACCCATTGCCATAGCAGCAGCTTGAGCATAAGATGAAGTAGGATCAATTAAGAGTCTTACTTTGTCTTGTTGATCTATTAAATCAGCAAATTCATAATCCGCAAGAGATACTCTACGTCTAGCGTGAGGTGTATCTATTTGTGGAGTGTCTGAATGTCTGCTAGTTTTTTCAACAGCAGTTACTGAGCCAACTTGATCGAAGAAAGCATTTTTACCTGTAACACTTTCTAATCTGACTTTGTCTCTTAATAACGATCCCATTTGTTGAGATAGCATTTGTACGTTAGCAGAATACTGCTGTACAAAAGCTGTAGTTATATTTGATGACATAATTGTCTCTCCATATTATTGTTAGTTAAAAATAATCAGAAAGGTTCTCCACCAAAAGGTAGGCATCTCTTGCATTTAGAGTCTGTTAGACTAGAGTCTATTCCTTCTTGCCAGTAAGGTTCTTGCGAATTGTCTTACCTTTAATCCATTTATAATAATTTTCACAGATTGGCAAGGGGTTTTCTTTTTGATTTAAAGTACCTGCCTCTACAACTATTCTTAATATTTCAAGTTTTATCTCTTCATTATTAAGATGACTACTATCACTTGGCATCTAACATCTCTCTTAAAGTGAGCATTTGCTGTACAGATTTATCGTGATCTGGATGTCCTTTAACATGATATGGATGGTTCTTATCATTCATAATAGCTGATATTTCACTTTCCAAATCTTTGCTTGTATTTACATTTTCGCTTTCTGTTGCAACTATTTTATCTTCTTGCATCATACTTGCTATCTTTGCAAAACCTCTAATCACTTCTGGATGATCACCAAGTCTTACACCATTTTGTAAAGTCATATCTAAAACTTCAGCGTTCATATTAGCTTTTGCTAATGCACCTGCTTGTTTTACTTTGCTTTCAAAATCTCTACCCCACTCTTGTCTTAACTCTTGTTCAGCTTGAGCTTGAGCAGTTTCAGTATCTATCTTTGCTTGTTGAGCAGTACCTTCCATATTAGTTTTATAAAACTCTAAGATACCTTGAGCTTGTTTATTATTTAAACCTAACTTATGTGATTGTTCTGCAAATTGTTTTATTGCATTATCATCTAAATTAACAGTTTCAGATTTTGCATTTAGTTGATACTTATCTGCATTTTCTGGTCTACCAAGTTTATCATAAACTTCATTCCACGCTTCTTCTGTAGAATTGTTTGTAGGTATAACAACTTTATCTTGACCAATCATCTTTGTTGCATTGATATAAGATTTTGCTAACGCATCTATCTCTGTAAACTTTTCAATGTTAGGATCGTTTCTATATTGTTCGCTTATAGATTCTTTCCAAGATGATGTTGTTGTAGTTGTTGTTGTTGTAACTTCTGGTTTTGTTTCAGTAGTTGGTTCTGTCTTTGGTGTTACTGTTTCTGTAGATGTTTCTGTCTTTTCTACAGGCACAGTTTCCTGTGTTGTCTGTTCGCTTGACATGATTATTTTCCTTTTTCATTTTCGTTTTGCAGCATTGATTTAATAAATAGAAGAACGCTGCGTTGTCCTTCCATGTATGCACTCTCATGGCTATCACCTTTGACATTAGTGGTAGAATGATAATGACATCTTTTTTCAAGATCAGCTAAGACTCGTTTGCCTTCTGCTGTATTGAATATGGTTTTGTAATTTGTTTTTAACCCTTCTATTAATTTTTCTAGTTGTTTTGTTTCTGACATATTATTCCACGTCTGCATTTGCTACAGCTCTTGCCTCTTCAGGCAATGCTTTCGCTAGTGGTGCTATATCTCCTCCTGCTTTAGCAACTTGTTGCAGTTGTTGCATCTGTTGCATTTCTTGTTGTTGTGCTTGTGCTTGTTGTCTTTCCGCATTAACTTGGCTTTGTGATTTTAATATTTTTTGTGGTACACCCACAATGTCTGCCAAGTGTTTGACAAGGTTATCAAAGTTTACATAATCAAATACTGGTGCAACATTTGCAAGTGAACCAAGTATCTCTACTGCTCTCATAATAGATTGTAGCTCTGTAGATTTTTGTGCTTTAGCAAGTGGAGATACATATTCTATTTCTACATCTCTACCTGATAAAAACTCTGGTGCTGGTGGTAACATATTGTTACGAAGTAATACAGCAAACACTCTATCAATTAATGGTTTTAACAATTCTGATTGTAATCTACCTAATACAGGACCAAGTAATCTCATCTTCTCTTCGTTTCTTTGTATGACTTCTGTTGCTGTCATTTGTGGTCCTTGTTGCATCATAAGTTGGTTTACATAAAACACAGCTCTAATACTTTCTCTTCTTTGCTGTTCCATATTTAAACCTAGTGGATTGTTTGCACCAATGTTTAGTGGTTCAATTCTATCTCTTGTACCTGATCTATAAAAATTTAATCCACCTGGTACAGTTCTAACTGGTAATAAGAAACCATCATCAGGAACTAATAGTGGTGGGTCTACTTGTTTCTGTGCAGCTTTGATAGTTGTCTTTGACATTTCATTTAACATCTTAACATCTGGCAATGCTGTCATTGCAGGACTTCTTCCATATATTTCATTTGATGCTTTTAAGTATCTTGGTACAACAAATGGAAACTCTCTAAATCCACCAACAGATAACTCGTTACCATTTTTGTGTTCTAGGTATACAGATTCAAATGGCATGTTGCCTTTATCTTTTTTATTAGGATTAAAATCTGCTCTTGGGTAAACTGCATGTAAGATTTCTATTTCTTCGTAAGGATCTTTTTTTGCTTTTGTTTGTACATCTGATGATACCGCTTCACCAAATTTTTGTATTGCAGCTCTTGCTGATATTTTAAATTTTCTATAGATTGTATCTATTCTACCTTTGTCA